CTTTAATAGCTGGCATTGGTTTCTTTCCGCCAGCATTATAATCTTTCATTAAATTTGCTGATACTGCTGGTGCCTTTGGCTTAGCATCTGCTGCCGCTTTTGCTGCTGCATCTGCTCCACCTACGCCACCAGTTGGATCTTGGGCTACCTTTGCATCTGCTGCCGCTTTTGCTGCTGCATCTGCTCCACCTACGCCACCAGTTGGATCTTGGGCTACCTTTGCATCTGCTGCTGCTTTTGCTGCTGCATCTGCTCCACCTACGCCACCAGTTGGATCTTGAATCTCTGCTTTTTCTACTTCAGCTTTAGCGTCTGGTTGAGTTGAAATTGTGTTAGCAACTTTATCAGCTGTTGCTGGATCTATTCCTAATTTCTTAGCAAGACTTGAAATTCCTCCCACTAAGTCGTCCCACATTCCTTCATCTAAATTTTTCTGAATTTCAGCTTCGCGTTGTTCAGCTAATCCTTTTGTTTCAGTGCCATATACATCGGCAATCTTAATAAGTTCTTTAAAGTCTTTCATGTTATCCTCCTACAACACTTGTTGAATTTTCAACATTTTGTATGTCTTTAGTTTTACCAGCAGTAACTCCGCCAGTCATATCCATATCTCTTTCTTGCCGAGCTACTTCTAACTCTTTTAATAAATTCATTATCCTTGGTCCGGCAACATCATCTTGAGCACTTTCGCCTCCCATATCTTCAGTATTTAATACTGATTCATATGGCGTTTTATCTTTTGGTTTTTGATATTCTTCTCTTGGATCATTAATATTACGCACAATAACATATGCTTGATCAATGCCACAGCAAGTACCAACATATTCTTGTAGTACTTGTGGAGTAGTCGGATAATCAACTTCAACTTCAAAAAAAGTAACTTCACAATTTTGTAATCTTGGAAAATCCAATGGACGTTCTTGTATTGGTGTTCTTTTACCTGCTGACATATTTACTATATTAAACTTTTTAAGTGATGTCTCTAACATGTCTTCAAAGCCGTCCGGTAATTCGCCAGCAACACCTATATTAAATTCATAAGTTTTTTTTGACTCTGTTAAATATTGTTCAAAAGATTTCATCTGTTTAACCCCATTATTGTCTTATACATTATTTATCCATACTCTTAAGTTTTTCAAGTAAACTATTCCTATCAGTAACTACATAGCCTTCTCCAGAAGTTATAGAACTTCCTTCTATACTATCGTTATTTAATTTTTCTTTTTTAAGTTGTAATTCAACTACTTTTAATTTATTATTAAGTTTAGCTACTTTAGCATCTAAACTAGTTTTAAGCAACCCGCCAGCAACTTCAAATACCCTGCCGCTGTAACGACTTTCTACATTCATACCTAAATCCATTAAGTCATCGTATGCTTGCATTGCTTTGCCCGCTATTTCGTTAAGCTCGTCGTCTGCCATTTTACCCAAGCCTTTTATAGCAGGCAATGCTCCGGCAATTTTGTCAAACTCGGCAATATCTCGAATAGTATTATCTTGAACTTTTAATGCTATTTCTGCTTTTACAGAATTTTCTTTTGTCTCTTCTACAATTTCTTTAGAAGATGGCAAATTTAAAAGTTCTTCGAGTTTTTTTGTCATTATAATTTATTCCTTAGCTAGTTATACTTATATTAATGGTCGTATACTAGTGTTGTCTTTGGATTAACTTTTATAGGCTTGCAATAAGCAGTAATCTTTATGTCACCACCAACATATCCATATATTTTTGGTATTCGTTTAGCATAGTATTGGCAAGTATCAATGCTCCTAAAATACATTGGACTAGGTTCTTTATCTCCGCTCATAAGTATTATGAGTATGAATGCATGTATCATTATATTTTTGCCCTCAATGATATTATTCTTTTTTTATATCTAGAAACTTAGGTGTTTCTCTACTTTCTAATTGTGCTTTAAATTGGTTTGTTACTTTTGGATCGTTGCAGTAGTTAACAAACTGTGTTATACCCGGATAGCCTGATCCTTGAAAAACCATTCTCTCGTCTATATATAACTTAGCTCTGTTATTTTTTATATTTAATCTTGCATTTTTATGTACATATGATGTCAACCACGTCTACCCTTATGAAAAATATCACCTTCTGTAACTACTCTAAAAAATATTCCTTTTTGTTTGCACCAGGCTCTTGCTGCACCCCACTTAGCTTGGTTAACTACGAAATGTGCTTTGTTGTATTTACTCTTTCCTAACTTGTTTTCAAAAGTTTGACTTGCAGGTTTTACTTCAATAAGTTCAACATGTTGTTTTCCTTGTGCATTTACATATGTAATAAAGAAGTCTGGAACGTATATTGTAAATTTACCACTTAGTGGGTTTCTGTATGGAATTTTTACTGCTTCGCTTGCCCAATTAGATACACTAGCATGTTCATCACAGAATCGCATAAATGCAAATTCCCAACTTGATCGATATGTTGGAACTTTTGTGCCAATGTATTTTTCTGGATTTTTTAAAGAGTACTTACCTTGTGCAAATCTTGCCATAGGTTACACCATTATATTTCTGCGTTCTGTCTTTTCTGTAAGTTGATTTGCTGTTGAATACCCAATTGAGCTAGTTCTGTCTCTATTATAATTTAATATTTCAGCAACCACATTACTTAACTGCGTTTCTTGTAATCCTTTTAATGTATCTAAAAGTTGAAATACCGGAATACTATCTAATTTTGCTTGTGATAATAATATACTAGCCACTGCCGCAGATGCTGATGTACTAAAACCTCTTTTTTCAAAAAATCCTAATACTGCGTTAACATCATTGGTTGGAAAACTTAATGATTTAGTATAATATTTGTCAAAAAAATCAGTAACTTTCTTATCACTGCCTTCAGTTGCATTAGTTGATGGTAAAGATGCCATATTATGTTCCTGTTACTTGTGCTGCTAACTTAGCTTTATCAGCTGCACCTAAGTTATCAAATGCGGCGTTTGCTTCATTTACGCCTCCACTATTTCCATTTGATTGAAAATTTGCTACGTTTGTTTTTCTTGCTGCAGATTCAATTTCCGCAGCGTTTGAAGAAGATTTAACTAACGATGATAACGTGCTTAGTCCAACAACGGCTGCTGTTGCTATACCTATATCCGCTGCGCCACCAGATCCGCCGTTCTTTGGAAAAAATGTTTGTGACACTCCGCTTACATCGATTCCCCCAGCAGCACCAATTGCTCCAGTAAGAACTTTAAATCCTTCGGCTCTAAGACCTTCAGATGATAAATTTCTAATATTACTAATTAATCCAGCTGCAGCTAAACCTGCTTGTAAAGGATTATTAAATCCTGTGCCATTAGTAATAAAGCCAAACAACTGTGACGCTGTGCCAAGTATTCCTCCAAGGCCACCACCATTTAATGCACTAGGTGTAACATCATAATGTTGCTGATCTCCAAATCCTTTAGGATTTCCATTAGCTCCAGTTTCAACATTTCCTCTAGTGTAAAAGACTGCCTCGTACATTACAGTAATTGTGTTTACCATAGTAGTCGTGCCATCAGTAGCATCAACAGTGTCATGTTGCCAGTCAGTAATAATAGGATTAACTAGGGTATAAGTTGTATAGGCCTTTCTAGCCATTTGACTAATTTGTATATTTTGAAAAAATGGAACAGTTTGTCCATTATTTAAACCATAACTATATTGATTAGCTCCTGCACCTTTATAGGTACTGTCTCCGGCCCCTGCTTTATTAAATGCGCCCGGTGTCTCTTTATAATTACCATCTGAAAAGTTGTATCTGTAGTATGCTTCTAGTAATGCTGTAGTAACACCGTAATTATCATCATGAAATGTAATAGTTACCGGATTATACTTAATGGCTGTTTGTACATTCTTTTTTCTATTATATTTGTTTTTAGTTTCAATATCTGCACTAAACTTTGGAAGCTCTGCACTTTTAACAAGCATGCCAATTTCTAATTCGTGTTTAGCTTTTAAATCAGGCAATACACTTGCTGCAAGTGGATCCATTTGGAAAAAGCAATGGTATAGAAATTTTGTATGGGGTGCTAATTTTTGATTTTCTGTTACAAATAATTTACTTGCATGAGAGTAATCGCCTAAATTACCTTTAGGACTTAACGCTCCATTTGCTACACTATCTAAAAACCCGTTAAATGCGGATGCCATATTGTTTCTCCTATATTAATATTTATCCTTTTAAATTAACTGGGTAGATAATTTATCCGTAAAAAAAGGCCGCATAAAGCGACCTTTTAGTATTAATTAAATTAAAGTTTAGACGCCGCCGCCTGTAACAAGTGTATTTATTGTACGTCCAATTGCTGTACCAACACCAGTACCTTGTGGTGACTGTATTGCATTATCATATTGGATTTCAAGTGTTACTCTCATTGGCTCGTTATTTGCATATGCTAATTCGTTATAGTTAGCATTAGTTACAAAGCAACCATACAATTCAAACGTTTCTAGTACGTTTGGTACGTTTGCTCCATTACCACCATCTAGAATTTCAATTCTAGCTGTAAACTTATAATCTTGTCCTGACGCTGCACTTGACTGTTCATAAAAATCAAACTGCTTCTGAAGTTGTTCGCCAACAAGTTTCTGTACATTGTTATTAACATCTTCACGTAAGTTAATTGTGATTGGTGACCATGTATGCTTACCTGCTAGATACGCCTTGGAGTTATATACATCAATTGTGATTGGTTCAAAAGCAACTGTTGGTCTTGTTACGTCTACTACCTGTTTAGTTAACTCTGTAGTAGGTGTAGTTACACCAAAATTTTCTAAAGAAACTCTAAAGCGATATTGCAGTTTTGGCATTAACAAACCCTGGTTGCTTGCGGAATCTCCACTTGCTAACGGGACTGTAATTTTTGATAGTGTTGAAATAGACATTTAGTTTGCTCCTGTTGTAATTATATTTATCATATTAGAGTCCTGCAATTTCACCAGTGTTTTTCAAGCGTAGCGGAATGTAAATAAATTCAACTGCTTTCACTGGTTCAATAGCTATATCTAAGTAAAGTTCATTACGGTCAATTCTACTTGGTGTATTATTTGATTCATCACAAACTACTAAGAAGTCATATAGTGCTCGTTGTCCTACTAATTCTAGTAGTAAACTTTCTGCAGCTCCTTTAATCTCATCTCGCGTAATTTTATCATTTGGTTCAAATATATAAGGTTTAGCTAGTTTGTTTAATTGACTACGTAAGTAAATAACCAAACGTGCTACGTTAATACGATCTAATGCACTTGTACCTCTTGCTCTTGTTTTTTGTCCATAAGCAACAAGACCTGCACCTGTAATAAATGTAATTGGATTAATGTTCTGTGCATACAATATATCACGCTGTCCTTCATTTAATGATACTACGTTAAATTCGCCTTCTGCGTCAACATATCCTGTTGATGTAGCATTAGTAATACCACCACGTCTAATACCTGCTGGTGCAAACCATGGATAGCTAACTTGATCGCTTAGTGCCATTGTTCTTAGCATCATATGACTTGGAGGAACAATTACATTGTTTCCTGCATTATCACTAGTGAATCCCCATGGATAAAACATTCCCATATATTCATCTCTACTTACTAGACCGTCTGCATTGTCTTCTGGTGCTAGTGCGGCATTAGTTCCCCATGCTTGAAGATCAGTTCCACTTGCACTTAATGTTGCTGGACTATCTCCTAAAATAAATGCACTAAGGCCTCTATCATAGTTTAAGCTAATCATTTCGCCAATTAGTTCTGGA